GCCTGTCCTGCCAGGTGGCTCTAAGTTGCCTTGGGTATCTACAAACTCCATTGAGACAGCCAGACGATAAACGCTAGCTGGCACTGCAGGTCTTGGGTCATCTACTTTTATTCCTGATGCGATAGACGTTGACCCATCGACGACCAAAGGACTTGGCTTACGCAAAAATTCTTTGTTCTTTTCAATATCTTTCTTTCTGACCCTAGTGCCAGCTGCTTCTATCTCAAACGTTCCAAGGTTTGGCACAGAAACCTTTTCATAAACGATCTCTTGCGTCGTGTCAGGAATCGAGGCAAAAAGATGAATCATCTCCTGATCGTCATCTATTGGCCTAATCTCTGAAGCCGCCATGGGCACAAACTTAAACTCAAGCTCTTTTGCCTCTCCGCTTGGATGTATAAAGCGAATAAAGTTATATTGATCAACAGGCTTGCTGCCCCGAACGACAAAATATGGATCCATACGCTGGAACCTAAAAGCATTCCCACTATTGTCTACACCTGCTTGACGAACAAAGACCCGAAACACAGAAGACCTAATAATCGTTCCGGTGTATGTTCCAGAACGGACTTGGACCTCTTCGTCATCAAAATCGTCTAGCTCGTCTGTTGTTGGAACGTTATTGAAAGCGCAAAGACCATTCAAGCGCTGAAAAACTTTACTGCGAATGCCAACCTCAGTTACAACAGCTGGCTTGTTGTTCCTGACAATGCCAGTTGCAACTCTTGTGATTGGATAAAAGTCAGGCTTAACACCGCCCTCGTCAGCAATGAAATCGTTAGGTGGATCAACTACGTTGCGACGATCAACAAGCCCGATTCTCTGAATTTGTGAATCATCGTTATCAATACACCGCAAGCGAATTTTTTGGACTTTGTTGATGTCGGGGTCGTATCGCTCCAATGTTCTACCAGACACCACCCAAGTTGTGTTTCCTATGGCAAATTTTTCGCCAATCTGCATGGCTTCATCCGCTGCAATCTGCTCCGAGGCGACAGTGGCATTGATGTCATCGACATTTTCTCCGCCCCTGTTATTGCTACGCTGATAAATATCCTCAGGAATGCTGCTGGGTTCAATTTCAAACTCAGCAATGTCTCCTTCTTTGACTCTGACCGTGTCCGTCAATTTGTCACTACCTACGGTATGAACAGTGCCATCTGTCTCCGTAAGGCTGGTGATGCCCATGCGTGGGCTGTATTGACGCCCTTCACCCTCCATGTCTTGCTTCCGAATTGATTTAAGCTGGTCTTCACTACCAGGATTAACAACTTCCCCTTTCGCTCCAACAATCTTGATTCGACGAAGCGTTAAAACATACGCTTGTCTGTTTTCCGTGCCATCAATAATGGACACAACTTCATAGTTGACCCTATAACCGTTGCCGTTAGCTATGGGGCCATAAATGCCAAACTGCGTGTTGTTGGTTGGAGAGAATGCGTGACAAAAGCTAGTGGATTTTGCCGCCCTGTTGCTTGGACAGGTAAATACATCATCTTCAGGACCGCCAAAAATGCCTGGATCACCTTTGCTTGGAGCGCCAGCCGTTCCATAAAACAAGTTTGCAAATCGCAGCCGGTTAAAGTTTGAAGCTGATTCGGTAAGCCCATCAATAAGAATCGGGCTATTGCGCTTCCAGTAAAACGCAAAAAAGTCTTCGTATAGAGCGTCTAGAGCGTTGTTGCCCAAGAAAATGCCTTCTAGGTCAGGCTCAATGATTCCGTCTGGACCAATGCCATCTACATGGCCTGTCTCGCCAACAACAAACATCAGCTTGGCTGATTGTTGCGTTCCATGGCTAAACATCCGCGACCACACCAGTTTTGGCGTGACAAGCATTCCGCCGATTTTTTTATCCTCGTCGTACAGGCCGAAGATGATTGGAATCGGTGAGCCATAATCTGCAAGCTCGTTGAGCGTGTCAAAACCACGGCTTGGGGTAAAACGGTTTGCAGCAGTAGTGCTTCCAAGATCAAGCTGCGTTCGCTTTGATGCCTCAGGCATCTTGGGCTTTGGCGTCAACAGATATGAAACACCAGTCAGCACAAGGCTGATGGCAAGACTGACTAAAAGAGTTGCTGTTGATATTTCGTTCTGTATATCAGGGATATGGTCATACTCAGCCGGACGCACCACACCCTTACGCCGCACCTCAGCAGCAAACTTGCGATATTCCTCTTCAGTTATCCCAATCGTCTTGATTAACTCTTTCTCGTACGGAAGCAGTGGTACGTCGGAAACAGTTGGACCGTAGACCACTGCACCCTTTTCAATCCCCGATTGACGTACAAGATTCCCGTCTGCCATGTGACTGCAAATGCCCAGGATTGCTGCGGTAACAGCAGAATATCCCCATCATACTGAGGTCGATCTACACGGGAACCCCACGCCATAAGGTCTCGGCAAACCTCCCACTTACTAGCCTCATACCAAGATTGCTTAAACGGTGGTGCGTCAATGCCCATCCGCTCCAATGCCTGATAGCACATGTGAATGCAGTCGATATAGCCGTCACTGCCGTCAGCGCCAAAGCGATACGGCATCCCGATTAGATCACTGCAGTCGGACACTGTTGCTAATTGGCAGGTTGCCTACGAGTTTTTGTGTCAAGGAACGCATTGGCACGTCCGTTCCAACAGCATCCAACACAGAACTCAACTCTAGGTTGAGCGACACGTTGTCCCACTGTCCACCAGTGACTTGGCCGGTGTAGGTATGGACAACCTCAGCGCCTGGGCTCGTTATTGTCTGGTCTTCACTAGACGTTGAATTTTCAATAATCAACACCTGAACATTCATCAAATATCTGTTTTTAATCGCAGCGTCGGCCCAGCTTCTCGTTAAATCGTTGTTTGGAAAAACAATAGTTGCCTCAAGGCCATCACCCGTGCGGTTGACGGTGACACCAGAAAACCCAAACGGCACGAACTGGAAAGCGGTGTTCACACCATCCGTCCCAGTGTGCATCATGTTTTTGCCGATGAAAAAGTTCTGAAAACGGAAGTCAGCACCGCCTTCAACCACAATCTGCAAAGCATGTCCAAAAGCAAATGCCGTCACATTCCCAACCTCTTACGAGTGCCGCTGCTCAACTGCAACCGCTTCAATGTTTGTTGCTCACCCTGTTTAGCACCCTGATTGGCAGCTTGTCTCATGCCAGCTTGGAACTGATCAGCCGTCACATAATCAACGTTGTTGATGCGTTCCACCGTGTAGCGAACGTCGATTGGCGCGGCAACTGCTGTTCCGCCACCTTCGCCTGACGTTCCAGAGCCGCCTGTTTCTGGAATAACAGCAGAACCGCGAGCACCACGCGAGTACCGCGCCATGCTTTCACGCATCTTGCTTTCGGGAATAACGTATTCGCCTTGACCGCCTTCACCAACAAGAGCGCGAGTTGGACCGGAAACATAGCCGCCGCTTGCAAGACTAAATGTTCCAGCAGCCGCTTGATCCGCCATGTTGCCTGTTGTGAAGCCTCCACCCTGCAAGACTTCTCCAACTGCTGCTGAATTAGGGTCAGCCCCACCTCCACTACCCATCCCAGCAAACGCACGAGCAATGCCAATCGCGATATAAGTCGCAATCATTTGCGTTGCTTGCTGCGCTAGTGCGTCAGCAACAGCTTTCAGCATGTTCACAAACGCTTCCTTAGCGTCCATGCTTCCGTCTGCCATAGACCGGAAGATGTTTACAAGCCCCTGGGCAACAGCGTTTGCGATTGGCTGTACTCTTTCCAGGATTTGTTGCTGGCGCAGCTCAGCCTGCTCAACCGCGTCTAGCTGAGGAAGCAACTCGTTATACAACTTCAAACGTTTTTGCAGATTTCTTATTTGAATACTGGCTTGTTCTTTTTGTTTCGGAGTGCCTTTTTCGATCAGGATATTTTGCTGATCAATTTGATCGTTTAAAGACGTTCGAGCGTCTTCTAAACGACGCACCTGTTTTATGCGCAGTTCCAGCATTTCATTGTCGTCTGTGCCAAAGGGGTTTGCCACTCTGAACTGAGCATCCTCTATCGATCTACCCAAACCGGTAGACACTCCGGCTGTTTCTTGCCCAGCTCTAAGAGCACTTAGCTCTTTTTCTACTTTAAGCTGGTTTAAAGCATTTTGAATTTCAGCATTTCTTATTTGATGATTTCTGGTAAGTAATTCTGTACGTGTACGCATTATTTCGTTTATTTCTTCTTCTGTACTATGCCCGGTTAGCGCTACTGTTAAAGCGGCATTCTCTAAACTCAACAACGCTTGTTCGGCGTGCAGACGTTGGTTTGACATATTTAAAGCTTGCTGTAAACCTGCTTCTTCCCCACGAAGTAAAGTTGTGCGGTTTACTGCTTCGTCCACTATCTGTAAATTTATTTGATTTCTCAGCTGTTCTTGTAGTTTAAAAGCTTGTAAAGACTCTTTTGCCTGGTCCGCGTCAAATCGTGCATTTTGTGCGGCTGCTCTCATAGAGTCTCGCGCTATTTGCTCTTTTTTCTGCCGCAGTCTTTCTGCATTTGCAGTACGCTGCCTTTCAACATCTAAAAGTTTTATTTCTGCCTCTTTAGTCGCTATCGTTATTTTTTCATCTCTTTCGGACTCAGTTATTAAACCCTTTAACTCGTCTGACCGAGCTTGGGCTATAGCTGCTCGCCTCTCTTCCAGAATTTCAGCTGTTTGAGCTGCTGCTACGCTTTCTATATTTGCTTCATTAAGTTTGTTTTCTAACGCAAATTGTTTTTGTTTTGTCTGCAAAGTTAAACTTACTGTGGCTGCTTCTTCCCTTACAGCGTTTACACGGTCTTTAGCTGCCTGAGTTAGTGCATCTTGTTGATTCTTTTGGGGTGCCTCTGGGGTTGACTGTAAAAACGCGGGAGTAACGGCTGCAACGGCTAAAGCCTTTAGGCTGTTAGTAATTTGCTGTATGCCTCTGTCAAATTTTCCGGCATTCTGAGCATTAGCAAGCAGTATTTTGCCAAAAAAGCCCAGATCTTCTTCAGCTTGTTTTACTGTTTCTTCAAAGAGCTTTTGTTTTTGTCCGCTTTGCTCCAGATTGTTTAAATACTCTTTTTTAGCGGAACTTAAACGAACCACGGCTGCTTCATACGCGGTTACTACGCCTTTGCCTTCTTTTAAAGCCAGTCCTAGCTGCTTTTGTTTTTCAGCTGCATCGTCTATCGCTCCACCAAGAACCTGGAGCGCGATTGCTGCTGGACCGAATGTCTGGCCCGCAGCAAAACCACCGATAGCGCCGCCCGCAGCCATACCGGGACCGCCACCAAACAGCAAGGGGAATGCGCCTGCAGAAACTGCAGCCTCAATCCGGTCCTTCATTGTTACGCCTTTTTTACCTCCACCACCGCCTTGTTCAAACCCGAAGGCTTTCGCCATCGGAGATCCGGCGATATTACGCGCTCCAAAAACAGGGGAAGCAAGCGGAGATCTAATGCTTACTTGATTACTTCCGGCAGCAGGTGAAGTACTAGGTCTCCTAGCTGTAGGCACACCTTGAATTCTTCTTTCTTCTTCAAGAAGTTTATTTTGTCGATCTATCTGTGCGTTGTACTCCTTTTGAGCTGTCACCAGAGCACTAACCGCTTTTTTCTCGGCATCTGTACCTGCAGCAGCGTTTCGCAGAGCACGCTCCGCTCTTCTTACCGCGTTTGAATAATTGTTTACATTTTCAATACTTCTTCTAGAAAAGTTTTTTTCTAAACCTCTGCCTAATTTTATTGTAGCAGCATTAACTCTACCAACTTCTCTCGTTACCGACTTAAGATCGGCTTGCAAACCTCTAAGTTTGTCCGCTCCCCGTAGAGCAATTTCAATATCTACGTCGTAGTTGGCCACGGGCGGAACGTAGAGGGACTTGTGTCAGTTTAACGCGAAGCCATAGTTCGCGCCCCTTTGGACACGCGGGCACGATCCATGACCCGCTCTTCCTCTTCGCCTTTCATTTCGTAAAACGCGGCCCAACCGACTAGCTCTTCTTGCGTTAGGTGCTTTGAAAGCTGCACAAGCGTCATTCCTAGCTCCTTGGCTAGAAAGAACATAAAAAACCAGTCTTTATTCGCTTTTGAGGTCTGCTTTCGCTTCCTCCACCTTGTTTTCAGTGCCGGATGCCAGCATTGCAAGCTGAATGTCTTGCAGCACAGCAGCTTCCACAGCGTTTTTTAGCACAGCTTTTTCGCCGTCCTGGAACAGGCGTTTGCCGTTCTCATCAAGTGCTTTTTCGATCAGCATTCCGAGAGCAAAGTCGTTGGCGTCGTCCGAACCAGCTTTCTTTTGGATAGATTCGCGCTCAGCGATGGTAAGGGGGTGCCAGTAAATTTCGAGCACCACCTCGTCGCCATCTTTGACTTCGTGCTTATACAGCTGGCTAACGCCGAACTTGTTACGGAGCAGTTCGGTAGCGCGCATAAAGTAGTAGCGTTTGTCTCAATATACTACACAACTGCTGTGAACTGACAAGAAACAATGCCGATGAAGTGAGAACGGTCTTCTAACTCAAGCGGTGTCGGACCAGAAATGTCAGATACACGAGGAGCAACACTAAACGTATCTGTGTAACCCGAAGCGTTGACTGACGTAAGCCCGTCGATAACTGCTTCGCTAATCGCAGAAAGCACAGACGTTCCAGCAGATTTGGGCACGTAAACGTTGCACTGAATGACGCCGGAGTAATAATCCTGGGCTGCGCCTTGGTTTTGGAGGGTGGAACGGTTGAAGTTGACCGTCATCAGGATGTATTTCTTGTCTTTGCCGGGGGTGGTGTACTGAACGTTGTCGTAAACCATCAGCACCGTGTTGTCGGCAGCTGCAACAGCGTCGGTGACTGCTTTTTCGAAGGCCGCGCGGGCGTTTACGAGAGTCATGATTTAGAGCTTGGTATAAGACCCAAACACACTGCTGCTGGATCCAGTTCTGGCGAAAATGCGGCCAGGACGTTTGTCTCCAAAGGTTTGCTGAACCAGTGAGCGCATTTCGCCTTGGATAAAGTTTGCCACTTTTGGAGACTCCAGGGCATAACCCGCGTACTCAGCGGTGTTGCCGATATACACCGTTGGTTGCCGCTTGTAGTTGAACTGGGGAACCTCAAAACGAGGTTTTATGCGGCTTTGCGCTGGTTTTTTGTCGGTATGGACCCACTGATTGCGGGATGGGTCGCGGGTTTTATAGATCGAAGACCACGGAGCAAAGTTTTCTCGCTTGTCCTGAGCACGAATCTTTTGCGTCGATGCTTTCCAGCTGGACGCGAAAAAGCCTGTGTCAACAGGGCTGTTCTGTTCAGTGCCTAGCTCTTCAACGGTTATTTGGATAAGCGCGTTGTAGTCGTCGTTTAATTTGCGTTCCAGGTCAGTGACTATCTGTCCTATGCCTCTTTTCTTGGCCATCAGAACCTCACCTGGATGACAAAGAAATACTCCTGCCCGCCTTTGAATGTCCGAATATCCGTTATTTGGGCAACACGGCTTGAGCCTGCGTATGTCAGTGAGATGGTGTCTTCAAACGTAGGTTGATTGTCTCCGATTAGATTGGGGGTCACATAAAGCTTGGCTTTGCGCTCTTCGCGGCCTTCCTCTTCTTCCGAATCAATAAACTCGATCGGTACTTTGATGGAGTACGTTGTGTCGGTTGTTGTCAGCGCTCCGGTGCTGGTGTTGTAAGTCGGAGATGCTTTGCGGGTGTATGTAATTGTGTGGTCAAACGATTGACCTAAATCAGCAACGACCTGCTTGGCGATGTTTTTAAATGCGCTGTCGAGTGCTCCAGCCATCTCAACCTCTCACAACGCGGACAGAGTACGAGCCACTACCACCAAGACAATAAGCCCCAAGATAAGACTGAAGCCAAGGATAAACGTCGAATACGTTGTTAACAGTCCCGGTAGCTTGACTAGAAGTGTTGTACTCAACCTCCATCTCACCGAGTTTGACGGATTTGTATAGCCCCGTATCGCCGGTAGTCCCTGTAATCGAGTCCGTGTCATTCGCTAACGCATTTGCCAACTCATAAGTAGCGTATTTAATGTCGTTTGGAATCGCAGAACAGGTTAATTCCACACGATCCACATGATAATTATTGCGAGGCCAGCTCAATGCTTGGTCTGCATCGCAACGATCACCGTAAAAATTCAACGTGTCGATCCAGCGCGTGGCTGAGATCAATGCTCGATTCTTAGCGTCATCCGCCTTGTCGTCCCAGTTCGTGCTGCTTGGGACGGTTTCAAAATACGTGTCGGCTTCTGCCAGCGTCACATAGCTGTTGGCTGTCGCACTCTTCAGTGTGGCGTTGATCGTGGCAGCCATAGCGC